CAGATTTCTTTTTAAGGCCGTTAGCGGCAACAAGTCCAGACAATGTGCCAGTCATAAAGATTGAAAGCGTTTTTAACAAGTCAATAAAGGCTGCGTCATTTGGTGATTGTTCCAAAGGCTGTGAAACAAACAAAAGTCCAAAAATAATACCAATAACTGTTAATCCAAAAGTGACTGCAATAGTGCAACCAACAAACACAATCATGCGTGCGTGTAGTAATTCTATTTCTGCTCTTTGCCTAGCCATTAGCTGCCTCACATCTGTCGGCTGTTGTGCATTGAATTAGTGCGCTGTTGCGTACAGTTTTCTTGCCTGCGTTGTTTCGTGTTGTTGAGCAAGCTATCGGGATTAGTGCAAGCATGACGCTAAACAGAAATAACCGTTGGCGGTACAAAGTCTGTGCCATTCCATGTGTAGCCGATACCTGCGTAGCATCCGCGAAAGTTGCCGTTGTAACTTGTTTGCAAATATAAGCCAGTTAAACCAAGTGAAGCAATAAATGCTTGGCCTACTGGTTCGCTTTCTGGGAATGGTAAATCGCCACAGTCTGCGTTTGATATAACGATTACTTGGTCAACAATGTTATTTGTTACTTGTGCAAAATGTGCCATGTTTATACCTTAAACCTTACATAAACAACGCCTGAACCGCCGTTGCCACCTGTCGTTCCTGATGGACTTGAGTTTGGGTTGCCGCCACCACCGCCGCCGCCGCCAGTATTTGCTGACGCGGCACTTCCGTTTGCACTTGTGCCAGCGCCGTTTGCGCCGCCGTTTGTACCGCTACCGCCTGTTGTGCCGCCGCCGCCACCGCCACCAGCCTTAATGTCAGTTGAGCCAGCAATAAAAGTATTTCTTTCCAAACCTGCACCACCAGCGCCACCAGTTGCGCCACTGCCATTTGAGCCAGTGCCGCCAGTGCCGCCACCGCCACCAGCACCATTATTACCAGAAACGCCATCGCCACCTGAATAACCGTAACTAGTGTTGTTATACAGCGACACGCCGCCAGTAAAGTTAAGGTTTCCTCCACCGCCGCCACCTGTAGAACCGTTGATATATACGGAGTTAATAGAGTTTTGCCCGCCGCCGCCACCGACAAGTCCAGCCTTGCCACCAACAAGTGATGCTGAACCAACCGTGCCATTAGTGTTAACACCGCCAGCACCACCACCACCAACAGTTATTGTTTGGTTAGCGTCAAGAAAAATAGTTGACTGAAAATTGCCACCACCACCGCCACCGCCGCCGCCTCTAGTGGTGTTGCCCTGACCGCCGCCGCCGCCACCGCCACCAGCAGTTACATAGACATCAAACAAACCTGCTTTAGTCACAGTCAATGTGCTAGATGTTGTAAAAGTTAAAAGCGTGTAGTTGACACTGCTAACCGTAATGCTTGACGATGAGCCACCTGTAGCAGTGCCGTAGGTTGCTGACTGTTGGCTAAAAAAAGTAGCAGCACTAGCACTTTGGAAAACAAGCGTGCCACCTCCATATTGTGCCAACGCTAAAGATGATGCCGTAGAAACTGTGCACGTTCCGCTTGTAATTGTGCAAACTCCGCTGCCAAGATTAGAAATCCAGATAGTATCGCCCTGCGAAAATATGCCTGTATTGACTGTAATTGTTGTTGCCGATGCGCTGGTCATCTGCACTCGATAACCCACATCACCTACTACGAGTGTGGCGCTAGCAGTTTTGGCCGATATTGGCAACGTAGTGACAGCGTTTAATTGTGCCGCTGTCAAAACGGTATTTGCTACAAATGGGAAAGGCGTAGTCATAGTTGCACTTTATACTAACCGAGCGCGTTACTGGTAGATAGCACACCAAACGTAATGTCGTCCAAAATAAACTGGTCAAGAATGACCGTCGGCGATGTCCACAAAGTCATGCGATGGCCTGTATTCATGTCAATGACGTGGTCTATGCCCTCAACTGCCAAATCTTGATTAACGCTTAACGGTGTGCCAGACGTAAACGTTTTCGTCACTGACACGGTTTGACCAATTTCTATGGGTGCTAATGCCGTTTTTTGGGCATCGGTAAGGCTGGCAAACGTGGTTGACACGTTGGTAAAACGTGGGCGTGGATTTGGGTATAGCAGGTAACTTGCCAGGGTTGCAGCTTGGGCATCACTGCTAAGCAAGCTGTCTGTAATTGCTTCGGTTTGCGTAAAGTACTGTGCAATTGACGCGGCGTTGCTGGCGTTTTGCAGTGTGCCACCGGACGCAATGGTGACGTTGGCGTTGTTGATAACTGATTGCTGGTCAAATTCTACAAGGATGTTGTCATACGGTGTGGCTGTGCCGGTGTCGTTAAACGTGGCTGTAGCTGCGTCTAATGTTGTGCCAATGCGCGGTTGCGCGGTTAGGACGTTTGCTCGACTACAAAAAATACGGCCCTGCTCGGCTTCTTGGATGCTGTTTATGTAGGCGTTTACGTTTGTGCCGCTAGGGATTGTATAAGCGCCTAGCGTGGTCACAGGGCTAGCGGTGAGTGATGTAGCGCCTGTGTAGGTTGCAGCGCTTAAAACGGCTGTAATGCGCGCTGACGAGGTTTGGCTAGTGGTTGCGGTTTCAGGCAAAAAGCCTTGTGAAAGCACATAAGTGTTGTCTGCAGCGGCAATGCTGTATGTAGTTAACCCAGCCATGTTGTATGTCTGGTTAAACGTGGTGACTACGCCTGTAAAAAGGTACTCACCGTTACGGCTTAACCTGATTGGGCGTAATGGCGCTAAACCAGGCTGTTCTGTCAACTGATTGTAATAAACGCTAGATGTGTTTAACGGGTCATAATCACGGTTGCCTACCGGCACGCTAATTGACACAGACATTGTGCCAGGCCCAAACACGTCTAAAGGTTTCTGACGCCCTCGACTAATCGTAATGTTTTGCACAACGCTTGTAATGTCGTTGTAATCCACGCCGTCACCGTCAAGCACATCAGTGCCGTCCAGTAGTGAGTCATCAAGATAAAAAGCGCTTGCGTCATAACCGCTAGACAACTCTAAAAGGTAGGTGCCGCCAGTAATGACGGTTGAGCCGGGCATTACCTAATCGCCAAATTAAGTGGCCCGTACACTTGCGTGTATTGCGTCAGCGCGTCAACAACACTTCGCCCAATGTCGGCAGCCGATGAGATACCGCCAGACACGTTAATAGTTACTCCGCCGTTCATGCCACCGTTTTTACCGTTTAAAGGAATTACTGCTTCTGGGCCGTTCTCGCCAATCATGGCCAATGTTGGGCCAGTGACAATGCCGCCTTCTGCTAGGTACGGGATGTTAGGCACGCTAAACCCTCGACCACCTAAACCTGGCACCCACGACGGAAACTCAAACGACAATTTTCCTATGGTGTTATTCCACAGTGATGCAATGCCATTAAAAATGCCTTTGTAGATACCTAGCACGGCAGTGAAATAATTTTTAAGTACGTCAAACGCAAATTTTGTGCCAGTGACTATCCCGTCAATCACGGTGTCAACAACTTTACGCACAATGTCAAATTTAAAATACAATGCAACAAGTGCAGCAATAACTAAACCAATGCCCAACGTGGCAAACCCAACCATTGCTAATTGCGCTGCAGTAAGACTTAATGCAAACACTGTGTTTACAAGTGTGGCAATACCCACAGCTGTGTTAAACAACAAAATGGCTGCAGACACGCCACCAATAACGCCAATAATAATTAACAACGTTTTGGTGTTTTCCTGTGCCCAACCACCAAACGCAATAAGCACTGGTAGCGCCGCCTCAACTATTGGAATAAGTGCCGCGCCAATTGACTCTTTAGTTTCCGCTACAGCAATACCCAATCGCTTCATGCCGCCCTCGGCTGTTGCAGCTGCCGCGTCTGATGCCCCACCAAACGAACCGCCTAAAACACTCATCACGTCATCAAGCGACGCGCCATCTTTAATCATTGCTTTAATCTCTGGCGACAACGCTTGCAAACCCTTCATGTTGCCGCCGTAGGCCTTAGCCAATGCGTCTGAAACTTCCGCTAATGACTTGTTAGAACCTGTAGCAATGTCTTGGGCAAGTGTTAAAGCTGATTGCGCAGTTGCAACATCTTTAGTGCCACGCACCAAACTAGCTAATGCCGGGCGCAACTCGTCATCTGCAACACCGCTAGCCAATGACATTTGCGTAATGAATTTTTCGCTGGACGCAATTTGAGCATCACTAGCACCCGTCACATTTTGCAACGCCAACGCTAATTGCACTTGTGCGGCTTGGTCTTCCATTGCAGATTTAGTGGCGTCAACTAAAGCAAACCCGATACCAGCAATTGCGGCAGCTGCAGGCAACGCCGCTTTTTTAAGAGCAAACGCTGTTTTAGCGCTAGTGCCTTCTAATTGCTCAAATTGTTTAATGGCTTTGCTAACGCCCTTGCCGTCAAACTCCGAAACAATGGGTAATAAAACGGATGCCATTTAACTACATTACAATCTTGGGTCGTTAATAACGCGGTTCACTAAATCTCTTACTTGGTCAACAACCCTGTCTTTTGTTGCTTCCCATGACGGCCACAAAACTCTTGATGCGCCGCCGTATTTTTTATGCAACTGATTTTCAAACCTTTTACCAGCATCTGTTTTAGGTGTTTTACGGCCAGTCATGTCAAACAGAACAGCCGTTGGCCCAGAATATCGCGCATAAAATGTGGCTAAGTTTTGTGTAAACCCTGAAAATTCTCTAACTTTTTTACCGCTAACGCCAGCTTTGACCGTGTCATCTGCGCCACTCCAAGGCAATATCTGGTATCCGCTTTTGGTATTCCATTTGTAATCCATACCACTCAATGGCGCCCCGAACGGCAAACGGCCTTGCGCTTCGTTGACGACTGGTTGCATAATTTCTCTAAAATCGCGCGTAATTTGCATACGCAATTTTTTGTCTATGCGATTAAGTTGAGCTAAAGCATCTTTGATGCCTACTACTTCAACTGTTACGTCTAACCCGGCCATGTTTTACCGCTTCCGTTGCTCGTTTATTACTGTAATCACTGTGAGCAAGTCGCGTGCGCCAAACAGTATTTGTTGTTCAGGCCAAAAACCTGTTGCGGCACAAACTTCGGCTAGTTGCCGTCGATAAGTGCCGCGTCCGTAGGGTTTGGGTTTGTCAAATCTGCTTCAGGCAAAATGGTCATTTCAGGGTTTTCCTCAAGCCATTTCATAAAGTCATCTGGCAATTTTTCGCCTTTAACTTTAAGCAACGTGTACACCCAAAACGACCAATCACGCCAACCCGATTGCTCAGCGTCCATTGGCTTTTTATTAAACTTTTCTTCCCACAACGCGGTACTAAACAACGTCGTGTAAAGATATTCGGGTTCTGCGTTGACAGTACGAATTAGTTTTAATTTAATACGCATATTGCCTGCTTTCGTGTCGGGCCGTTGCCGGCGCTAATTAAGACGTTGCGACTGAATACACGCCCCCCGTAAATACCACATCAACGGTATCTAAAGACCCGAGTGACGCATTTACGATTGGCAAGGTTTCTAAGTAACAACCAGTCAAAGTTGACACCGGGTTTGTTGCGCTGGTTGCCGCGCTGGTTGGTTTAATCGTTACCGTTGTAGATGTACCAACAAGTGCAGACAATGTTGCGTAAGTTTCTGATGTAGCAAAACTGTTGTACATCGTTAAAGTCAACGTGCTGTTTTCTAAACCGCCAACATAAACGCGTGCTGTTTTTCCAAAGGAAGTTGATTCAAGAGCCTCAATGACGCGAGTCAAATTGGCTGCGCTGCACTGGTCGGTCAAGTCAACCGCGTTAACGGTGACCAGTGGATTAGATAGGTAGGTGCTAGTGGCCATGTGGGTTAAATCTCCTCGTTGGTGTCTGTACTAGTTTTAGCAGGTTTTTTGGGTTTAGGTGTGGATTGCTTAACAATGAAACCGCCTTCAAGAAGTGCAGCCACGTTAATGCCGTCTGCAGGTATAAAGGGTTCACCAATTACGCCTACTTTGCTGGATGCGATTGTATATGTCATGCGGTTTGTGCCTGCACTTTCACTGTTAAGTCGTAACACGGAAATGACGCCCCACCGATGTCTAATGAGCCGGGTTGACCAGATAGCACAATGACCGATGATGCCAGCACCAACGCCACAATGTTTAAGATTTCGCGCAACACTGGC